TACACACTACACAAAGTTAATTACAAAGGCCTATGAGGTCATTGATGAGGCAAGCCTATCAACAAACCTTACAGCCAAGACTGCTGGAATTAAATTAGTATTAGATATTGAGTCAAGAAGAATTGATATGCTACAAAAAGCAGGGCTTCTTGAGAATAAAGAACTTGCAGAAGAGATGATTGAAATTGAAAGACGACAAGAGGTTCTTGTTGGAATCTTAAGAGATATTGCTTCTGAGCATCCAGAAGTACGTGATATTATTATGAAAAGACTTTCTGCTATTGCAAAAGAAGGAGAAGTGATTACAGTTGTCCACGATGTTCAATGATTTTCTTGAGGTATTAAAAGAAAATCACTTTGTTGAGATCCCAGTTGACGTAAAGACATTTGTCCAGTCACCTGACTATCTTGGTCAACCAATTTTATCTGATATTCAATACGAAATTGTTGAAGCAATGAGCCAGATCTATCGCAAAGAAGACGTGATGGATATCATGGGAGATGTTGAAGGAACTAAACACTTTAATAAATACACCAAAAATGAATTAATCCTTCAACTTGGCAAGGGTAGTGGTAAAGATTTTATCTCAACAGTTGCATGTGCATATGTAGTATACAAACTTCTATGCCTAAAAGACCCAGCAATTTATTTTGGTAAGCCTGCAGGAGATGCTATTGATATTATTAACGTTGCTGTTAACGCACAGCAGGCAAAGAACGTTTTTTTTAAAGGCTTTAAAACAAAGATTGAAAAGTCACCATGGTTTGCTGGAAAGTATAACGCTAAGGCTGACTCAATTGAGTTTGATAAAGCAATTACTGTTTATTCTGGACACTCAGAAAGAGAATCTCATGAGGGTTTAAACTTACTTATGGCTGTTCTTGATGAGATTTCTGGTTTTGCAAGTGAGGTTGTGTCTGGAAATGAACAAGGAAAGACTGCTGATAATATCTATAAAGCATTTCGTGGAACAGTTGACTCTCGTTTTCCTGACCTTGGTAAAGTTGTTTTGCTTTCATTCCCCCGCTACCAAGGCGACTTTATTTCTCAACGATATGAATCAGTAATTGCTGACAAAGAAACTATTGAGCGCAGACATACATTTATAATGAATGAAGACTTGCCACACGAAGATCCAGGAAACCAGTTTGAAATTTCGTGGGATGAAGATAACATACTTCAATACAAAATTCCAAGGGTATATGCATTTAAAAGACCAACATGGGAAGTAAACCCTACTCGTAAAATAGAAGACTTTAAACTAGCATTCTATACAGACCTTGGTGATGCAATGATGCGTTTTGCATGTATGCCAACATACTCATCTGATGCTTTCTTTAAGCAGATTGACAAGGTTGAGAAGTGCATGAACAGTAGAAATCCATTAGATTCATTTAGAAGGTTTGATGAAACTTTTGTACCAGACCCAGAAAAAACATATTATATTCATGCTGACCTTGCACAAAAGCACGATAAGTGTGCGGTAGCAATTGCTCATGTAGATAAGTGGGTAAATATTCAGGTAATTAAAGACTACGAACAAGTAGCACCAATTGTAGTAGTAGATGCAGTTGCATGGTGGGAGCCAAGAGCAGAAGGCCCAGTTAATCTATCTGAAGTCAAGCAATGGATCATGAATTTACGCAGACAAGGTTTTAATATTGGAATGGTTTCATTTGACCGTTGGCAATCATTTGATATTCAAAATGAACTGCAGGCTGTTGGAATTAGGACTGAGACAGTCTCTGTTGCCAAGAAGCATTACGAAGACCTTGCTATGATGATTTATGAAGAGCGTGTATCTATCCCAAGAATACCTATACTATTAGAAGAAATGTCAGAACTTAAAATCATGAAGGGTAATCGTGTAGATCACCCCCGCAAGAAATCTAAGGACTTGGCTGATGCTGTAACTGGAGCGGTATTTGGAGCAATATCACATACACCAAAGAATAATAATACTGAGATAGATGTCCATACTTGGTCTTCTTCTGCACGATTTGCAGAGAAAGACAAGGGTATGGTAGAATTAGATAATCGGAAAATGCCTGACGATGTTAGGGATTTTTTAGATGGTTTTAATTTAATTTAACTTTCTGGTCATAGGATCAGATAAAACTAACAAGGAGAAGGAATGAATTCATTTAAGAAAATCGCTCTTGCCGTGGTTGCAGCCATGACATTGGGCACAATTGTAGCAACACCTGCAAGTGCTGCCGTAATGACAGTGGCTGTATCGCTAAACGGAACTGCAAATACAACAAATTCCGCTATTGCTACACCTGCTGCATTGCCAGTACCATCAGACAACAAGATTGATGCAACAGATGCACTTAGATTTGTTGCAACTGTTGACACAGGAACAGCAGTTACTGTATCAGCAACCAACGCAACAATCGTGTCTGCTCTACACTCAGATGCAGCACCAATTGGAGCATCGTCAGGATCATCATCTTTGACAATCGCAACAGGTACTGGAACAACTGCAACATTTTTTGTCTACACAAAGACAACAGCAATTGGTACAGTTACAGTTACTAACCAGGGAACTACTTTTACATACTATGTACAGGGTACTGCTGGACTAATTAACAACCTATCAGTTTCTGCTCCAACAGCAGGTGCTGCTGGCACAAAGCATGATATTCTAGTTACAGCAACAGATGTATTTGGAAACAAGGTTTCTGGTAAGTCACTTACTGCAACAGTATTTGCTGCAACAGCAGTCATGGATACAGCAACAGCAACAACTGGTGCTACACTTTCAGACTTTGGAGTAGCAACATTTAAGGCAACACTTCCAGCAACTGGAAATCGTTCACTTATTATGTTTGCTCCAACTACTGCTGGCGATGCATCAACTGCTGATGTGGTTGGTCTAACTGCTCGCACACTTGCACCATTTGCAGAAATTGCTGTTCGTGATCTAGTATCAGAACTTGCTGCTGAAAAGGCTGCAAAGGATGCAGCAGTTGCTGCACTTGCTGCTGAGAAGGCTGCACATGATGCAACTAAGGCTGCAGATGTTAAGGCTCTTGCAGATGCAAAGGTTGCTTCAGATAAAGCACTTGCTGATGCAAAGGTTGCTGCAGATGCAGCACTTGCTGCAGCAGTTAAGGTAGAAACAGATAAGGCTGCTGCTGCTAAGTTAGCATCAGATGCTGCTCTTGCTGCTAAGGATGCTCAGATTGCTAAGTTAACAGCAGATAACGCTGCTGCTCTTGCATCACTAAAGAAGGCATTTAACACACTTGCAAACAAGTGGAACAAGAAGAATCCAAAGGCTAAGGTTACTCTAGTTAAGTAACAAAACCTTAAAAGTTTGGGAGTCAGGAAACTGGCTCCCTTTCTTTTTGCCTGCATGTCTAATTGAATAATTTGATATAATAGGCAAGAGGAGAGTCCACCACTTTGAAAAAACTCTTGCGTATATTTACAGTTTCTATACTTGCTTTTGCTTGGCTTTTAATAGCCCCTACAGAGGCTAATTCTGACGACCCTCTAACCGTTGCAGCCCAAGAAATACAAGAACTTAATAGCAAAGTAAGCAATTTAGTTTATCAAGATGATTTTATAGATCTTATAGACATAGCAGAAAACAAGTTTGACTATGCCAAAAATGCGATGGAACTTAGAGATGATGCAACCGATGCACATGAAGATGCAGTAGGGGCAGAAGCCACAGCATTAGAAGCAAAGAACCTTGCCCAGTCAAATGTGGATGGGCAGACAGCCACAGTAGCCCTAGCCCTTGAACATAAAGACAATGCTCTTGAAGAAAGAAACGATGCACAGGATGCTCTCAGCATAGCCAATATTAATGTTCAAACCACACAATCTAATATGCAGAGTGCTGGGGGAACAGGTTTGGCATACACTGTTTATACTCTTGTTAGACAAGGTAATGTCGCTACCCCAGGATCTGTGCTTTGTTCTGGCACCTGGAACTCAAGCCACATGCAACTACCAGTTTGTGGTAACAGATACGAAAACTTTATAGTTAAGTTCACTGGTCAAATAACAGTACCGTCTTGGTTCACATCAACATATTTTGCAGGATATACAGATGATGGATTTAGAATGTATGTAGACGGAAATCTTGCAATAGATCAATGGATAGAGCAAGGAACTACTTGGAGCGATTATTCACCAGTATATGATGTTAGCGAAGACAAAACATTGAGTGTAGAGATTTGGTGGTATAACGGTGGAGGACCAGGATCTTATCATCTTGGATGGGCAATTCCTGGAGGATGGACTGGAGCAGGTTGTGACTATGCTGGAAATCCAAGAGTATGGGGACAAAACTTTAGTTGTAATCTTAATACATTTTCTTCTGGATCAGGACCAACTCAATCACAAATAAATGCTTACAATGATGCTGTTGCAGCACAGGCTATAGCACAAACAAACTATAATAATAAATTGTCAGTATACAATGACAAACTAAGCGTATACAACTCTGAGAATGCAACACTGTCATCAATGAATCAGGTTTTGCAAACCAAAACACAGGAACATCTTGATGCAGTTGCAGATACAGAAGATGCTTTAGAGTTGAAGAATAGCAGAATAGAAATATACAATCAGTCAATCGTTGACTTAAATAATTCTATTAATGATGCATGGGAATATTACTACGAGCAAGCACAAAGAGAACTTAATGCTGCTATTGCTCAAGCAGCAGCCAACGCTGCAGCCAATCAGCCTACCCCAGAACCCACACCAGAACCTTCTCCAGAGCCAACTGAAGAGCCAACAGAGGAACCAAGCCCAGAACCTTCACCAGACCCTACAGATGAACCAACTGAAGAAACTACACCAGAGCCATCTCCAGAGCCTACAGTAGACCCTACAGATGAGCCTACACCTGAACCCACCCCAGAGGTTACACCAGATCCAGAACCAACTGAGGAGCCAGTTGTAGAGCCTACTGAAGAACCTACCCCAGAACCTTCTCCAGAACCTGGACCAGATCCAGAGCCAGAAGATAACCCCTGGACTGAACCAGATGTAGAAATCAAAGATGAAGTGTTAGCAGCCCTCATTCCTGAAAAGGGTACAGGAACATCAGAAGATTTATCTGGAGTTATTGCTAACCTCACAAGCAAGGATAATAAGTTAGTTACACTTTCACCTGAGCAGGTAGCAGCAGTTAGTCAAACCCTTAAGTCTTTAACACAAGAGGCAAAATCAGAAATTGCTGGAGACCTTGGTATTAAGGCATCAGAAGTTGCACAGATTGCTGAGCAGATAAAGTCTAACCCAGCACTTGCTGAAGCATTTGTTGAGTTCTCAGAAAGAGCAGGGGACGCAGGAGATTCTGCAATGCCATTTACATTAGCAGATGCAGTAACAGAGGTACAAACAGAAGCATTTTTAGCAGATCCATTAGGAGCAATTACAAACATAGATTTTGAAAAGGTTTTAAACCCAGCGGAATGGGGAAAAGATATGACTGACGACCAAAGAGAAAAGGCTCAAGAAGTCATAATTCCAGTAATTATAGTATCAAACATTATTAGTTCTGTTATGTCAACAAGGAGGTTATAATAGGATGGTTATGAATAAAGTTAAAGAAAGTATAAGGGTGATTTTAGGCAAAATAAAGATGCCTAAAATTTCAATCCCTAAAATAAAAATACCAAGCATTAAAATTCCAAGCATCAAAATACCAAGCATCAAAATGCCAAAGTTTAAGATGCCAAAGGTCAATATTCCAAAAATATCTATTCCAAAGATTAAAATGCCAAAAATAGATATGAAAAAACTAAAAGCATATGCTGCAAAGTATTTTCCCATTATTAAAAAAGTATTTGAAATTTTGGTAAAGATCGTTAAAGGATTTTTTTCATGGCTTTGGAAAGCAGTAAAAGAAAGTATTGCTCAGGTTTGGACACTACTTGGATTCTTTATTGCATGGCTTACGCTTACAGGGACAGCACAACAGGTAGTTGGAATGGCAACATTAATTGCCACTGCTATCTGGCTTGTAACAATTCCATTGCGTGAAGACAAAGAAGATTAGGATAGTTACTGATATGAAAAAAATAACAGCCCTTTTATTAGCAACAGTATTATCATTAATGTTAACATCTTGTGGTTTACTAGAAAATAGATATCGTTATGATTGCCATGACCCTGAAAACTGGTATAATAAAGAGTGTAATCCACCAATCTGCCAAGCAGATGGATTATGCACTAAAGACATACTTGGTTTTGATCCTACGGAGGGTAGCGTAAATGAGTAAAAAAAGATATACATCAGATGAACTAGATGCACGACTAAAGTTTTTTCTTGGTATGACACTAGGAACAATCTTGTTGTTTACAACAATGGGAATTTTGTATGCCCTTGTTTTTGTAACACAGCCAATTGGAGAGCAGTCAGAAAATGACAAGATGTTCTTTAATGTATTGTCATCTGTTGCAACATTTATTACTGGCACACTTGCTGGTATTTTGATTGGAAAAAATGGCGGGGGTTCAGATAACTCACAGCCTAATCAAGTATCTGAGCCTATGAATAATAGTCTTGTAGATGATCTTGATGACATTGATGATTTTATTGAATAAATAATACATTGCTTGACACCCCTTCTGGGAACTGGTATACTTAAATATACCTAATCTGGGAGGGGTTTTGTCATGACCTGTATTGCTGTAGTTCGCCATGAAGATAAAGTTTACATGGCTGGAGATCGTGGAGCATCAGATGATGGAACCATTTTAGCACTTGAAGCACCAAAGGTTTGGAAGACAGGCCCATATCTTATCGGCTATGCTGGATCAATGGACGGAGAAAGAATTCGTTACAACTTTAAACCAACTGCTCCAAATATTAAAGACACAGATAAATTTATGCAGACAAGGTTTGTAAAAGAACTTCGTGAATTCTATAACGAGTTTTGGGTTGATACATCTAAAGACGGAGACCTTGGACTAATTATTGCAGTTCGTGGTGAAATTTATGAACATAGTTCTGGAGATATGTCTTTATCTAAATATACACTTCCATATCTTGCAATGGGTTCAGGAGCAGAGTATGCTTACGGTGTTTTATATGCAACAGATAAACAAAAGAATGCAAGGAATAGAGTAGTTCAAGCAGTAAATGCTGCAATTAAATTTAATCCATCATGCATGGGTCCAGTTGACGTAGTAAGCCTTTAAGGGTATAATTATAATATGTCTGAAGAGTGGGAAGAAATTTTAAACAATATGCAAGACAAAGACTTAGACTATAAAGAGTTTGAGATTTGGCTTGAAAACGGAATTGAGCGGGGATGGGTAACTGAACCGTTCTGTAATACTCATGAGGGTGATCCCTACATGAATGAAGAAGAACAGCAAGAGTGGGAAGAGGGCGGAGA